GTTCGTCAATCTCCTGTACGGTGTGGGTTCCACGAACGGTTAGGAGTTTTTTTAGATGAGCGCGAAAAAGCCAGCGGACAAAAGGCAGAACAGATCGACCAAAGATCTTGGCGTGCTGCCCCAGATCGCTCTTGATCCTGCGGCCATTCCACCGGCACCGAGCCACCTGACCGAGCGCTGGGTCAAGGCTTGGGAGATCTTCTGGCGCTCACCGTTCGCTCAGGTTGTGCAGCCAGCGCAGATGCCAGCGCTTGAGCGGCTCTTCTCGATGTACGACGAGCGCGAGCGAATGGACATCTACCTACGCGAGGAGCCGATGATCTCAGGCTCTCAGGGGCAGAAGATCCTCAACCCCATGTACCGCCAGCGCACCTCAGTGGATGCCGAGATCCGCCAGCTAGAGGATCGGTTCGGTCTGCACCCTAAGGCAGGGCTGACCCTAGGCATCGTGTATGGTGAGGCGGCAAGAAGCCTGGAGGAACTCAATGCCAGAATCGCAAACGCAGCCTTCGCGGAAGCCGAAGCCGAAGCAGACCCACGCTACATTGAAGCCGGCAACGACTCCGCCGAAGAGGCCGCTCTACTCGTCGCCGATCAGTAGTCCACCACCACCGTCGTGGGGTGGGCTGGTCTGCCGTTGGATTGAGACCAACCTAGTTCACGGTGAAGGCGACAAGTTCGGCGAGCCGTTCCGCCTAGAGCCGTGGCAGCGTGCCTACATCTGGCGCATCTACGAGTACGACGCAGCCACCCAGAAGCGCACCGTGAAGCGCGCCCTGCTTGGTACGCCGAAAGGCAACGGCAAGACCGAGCTGCTCGCGGCTATCGCCTTGGCTGAACTGGCAGGACCGAAGGCTCCGAAGTCGCCCAACATCCCTATCGCAGCGGCATCATTCGAGCAGGCTGACCTGCTATTCGGCACGGCTCGGATCATGCTCACGCAAGGTCCGCTCGCCAAACTGTTCGAGGTCTATGACACCGAGATCCTGATCAAGGATCGCCCAGGACGGATGTACCGCGTGGCTGCTGCGGCTGGCACCAACGACGGTGGGCGACCAACCTGCTTTATCGCGGACGAGCTGCACGAGTGGACAGGCAACAAAGAGCGCGTGCATCTCGTGCTGTCTAACTCTCTTGCCAAGCGAGCCGAAGCGCTGGAGTTGAACATCTCGACCGCAGGCTCTGACGAGAACACCCTGCTCGGCAGGATGCTGACCTACGCCAAGCGCATCTCGTCTGGCGAGGTGAGCGACCCTTCCTTCCTAGTGGAGTGGTGGGCTGCTGCTGACAGCCATGACCTAGAGACCGACACTGGCCGTAGGGCTGCACTAGAGCAGGCGAACCCTAGCGCTCCGGCATTCGTAGACATCGACCGACTGCTCGCACGCGCCAACGAAGTGCCGATGCATGAGTGGCAGCGCTACCATCTCAACCGCTTTGTGCAGCCGCCAGACCGCTGGATTGGCGCAGAGGCGTGGATGAAGCTGGCAGACCGTGAGCGAGTGCTGATCCCAGGCGAACGCCTGAGCATCGGCTTTGACGGCTCCTATGCGCGCGACGCATCGGTGCTCACCGCCTGCACCATGGACGGTCACCTGTTCCTGATCAAGGCGTGGGAGAAGTCCGACACCAACCGCGACCCAGACTGGACGGTACCGCGCGGCGAGGTAGATGCCTTCGTAGATCAGATCATGCAGACCTACGATGCGACCCTGTTCTGCGACCCTCCTGGCTGGTCATCCGAGATTGAAGAGTGGACGCGCCGGTACGGCAAGCGCGTGGCAGTGTTCAACACCGCCACCATTGAGCGGATGGGTCCAGCCGTTGACCGATTCTTCACGGCCGTAGCGACTGGCGAGGGGCTGCGCCACGACGGATCACCGCTCTTGGCACGCCATATCAGCAATGTGCATACGCGCCTGACGCGCTATGGGCAGGTCTTGACCAAGGCGTACAAGGCTTCGCCAGACCGCATTGACGCGGCCGTCTCTGCCGTGGTCGCGTTCCAGGGTGTAAAGTTCCTACAGATTGAACCTAAGTCAGCAGCGAAAGTGGAGTGGATCAACCTATGATTAGCAACCTTCTCGAAGTTGTGGGTGGCGCACTTGTCATTGCAGGTCTCGCGCTACTCTCTGTCCCATTGGGACTCATCGCATTGGGCGCGGCTCTTGCCGCTATCGGCTATACGCTAGGAGACCGTAAGTGAGCATCCTTCGCCGCATCCTTGGTGAGCAGCGTGCCGTAGGTGGCACTTGGATCACCGACAATCAGCCATCGGTTTCTTCAGCCGGTGTCTCAATCAACAGCCAGACGGCTCTCTCGATTGGTGCCTACTACGCAGCGGTGAAGTTGTACGCCGACACCGTAGCCTCCCTGCCATGGGATACCTATATCCGCATTGACGGCACACGCCGCCCATACCGACCATCACCATCTTGGCTGACCATGCCGCAGCCAAACAACCCAAACTTCACTGGCTTCGACCTCAAGCACCGCATGGTCTCGTCACTCCTCATTGACGGCAATCTGTTCGTGCTGTTCATCAAGGGGCGCAACGGCGACATCGTTGAGATGCGCGTACTTGATCCACAGAAGGTGACCATCAAGAGCGTTGACGGCGCACCGATCTACACCGTCACTGGCGATGACAATGTCGGCGTAGAGTTGACCGCCGACGCGATCCTGCACATCCCACTCTTCGCCACAGGCTCGGCGCTCCGCGCACCGTCGCCTGTTGAGCAGCACCGCACCACGCTCGGCCTTGCCAGCGCCACGCAGTTGTACAGCGCGAAGTTCTACGAGCAGGGCGCAGCCCCATCTGCCGTGATCAAGATCCCTGGCGAGTTGACGCAGGATCAGGCTGACTCACTCCGCAACTCGTTCAGCCGCCGGCACGAGGGCATCGAGAAGATGCACAAGATTGCGGTGCTGACTGGTGGCGCAGACTTCCAGCAGATGTCCATGAAGATCAGCGACATGCAGCTCGTAGAGACCCTCCACTGGGGAGTGGAAAGCATTGCTAGGCTGATGGGCGTGCCGCTCCACCTGCTCCAGTACCCAGGCGGCAACAGCTCGTACAACAGCGTTGAGATCGTCAGCATTGAGTGGCTGCGCCTTGGGCTTGGACCACTCGTCACGCGCCTAGAGGCTGGCTTGCAGCGTCTCGTTCCAGGTGCCGATCAGACCTTCATCAAGTTCACTCTTGACGGCCTGCTCCGACCTACGACCAAGGAGCGCTACGACGCATACGCCATCGCGCTGAACAACGGCATCCTGTCGCTCAACGAGATCCGCCGTCTTGAGGATCGCGCGGATGTGGTAGGTGGCGACGAGCACTACAAGGCGCTCAACATCGGCGTAGTTGGTCAGGAGCCAGAGGCTTGAGCTACATCATTGTCGACCTAGACGGCACGCTCATCCTTGACAATGAGCAGCCGAATCAGCCGCTGATCGATCTCCTCAACGAGGAGGTCATGACTGGCGATAAGCAACTCATCGTGGTCTCTGCTCGCAGCATTGAGCGCCTAGAAGAGACGCGCGCATGGCTTCAGGAGTACAAGGTGGCAGGCGTTGAAGAGGTACACCTCAACGACTTTGACGGCTCGCCATTCGCCACCGGCTTGGCGTTCAAGGAGTACAAGTACGGTCTCCTGAAGGAGCAGTACGGCGAGGAGTTGGAGTACGCGATTGACAATGACGCAGCCGTGCGCGAGATGGCTCGCGGCTTGATGATCGACGCGTACTCGCCTGACGAGTATCTCGCTGACGAAGAGCGCGCCGTGTACGAGGTTCCTGAGTACATCCGCAACGCCGCAGCTCGTGGCTTGTCGTTTGTAGAGGACGGTCTTGCAGGTGACGGCTTGCAGGCGCAGACGATCTCAGAGGCGCGCGAACTCGCAGCCGGTCGCGCAGACACCGACAAGGTTATCCGCATGGCCGCATGGATTCGCCGCCATCGCGGCGACTGGGAAGGCGTGCCACAGAATGAGGATCAGGACAACGAGGACTTCCCAGGTCCAGGCGCTGTTGCTGGCTTCCTTTGGGGTGTGGAAACAACTGACCGCGACGCAACTGATCGCGTACTCTCGTGGGCAGATGCTTTGATCGCAGCTGAAGATAGGGAGATCATTGATATGAAAGAGAAAGAAGTTCGCTCACTGCCAATCGGCGAGTACCGTCTTGCCGAGGCTGACGCTGACGGACAGCGAACCTTCACTGGCTACGCCGCGATCTGGAACAGCGCGAGCGCTGGTCTGCCATTCGAGGAGCGCATTGCGCCGAGCGCCTTCAAGCGTTCACTGGCTCGCGCATCGGCAGGGCAGAAGATCATCTCCTTCCTGTTTGGTCATGACGAGACGCGCGCTCTGGCAACGACCGCGAGCGGCCGCCTTCAGTTGACCGAGGACGAGACTGGTCTGCGCGTTGAGGCAAAACTAGATCCAGCCGATCCAGACGCTGCCAAGGT